GGAATGGCTCCTGTTGTGCTGCCCGACAGGTCGCGGGCTCATGCTTCGTGAACATGACCTGGATCGAGTTACCTCCCCAGTTCCGGCAGTCTTGTGCCGTCCGTCTTACTGCTTACACACCTTGCGGTGGGGCAGCGCGGGGCCAGTCGATGCTTGCTACCCCTTCGCGCTGTGGATCACTGCGGCGATGGGGTGAAGTATAGAACTGCTAGCCTTAATGTCAAGCATATCTAGCTCTAATTTTCTAGAAAAACTATACTTGCCTCCACGCCCGCATCCCGCAGGCGAAAAAAAACCACCCGGTGGGGTGGTCTGTGGTTGGGTTGTTTGCGACAGCTGTCTATTGCGCTGTGCCGCCTTCATTCGCTTGAAACGCTGCGCGCAATTTCGCATCTTCCTCTGGCGTCAGCCCGGCCTCAACAATGGCCATGATCTTTTTGGAGATTTCCTCGTATGCCTCTTGAAACAACGACGCCTGCATGTCAGATGACGCAGCATCAAGCCACGGCAAAGTTATCTGGGCATATTCCTTTGAACCTGCTTGTAGCTTTGATGCCATCGCCGCTAGAGTCATTGCGCGCTCGGGCTCGCCCGTCACTGCCAGGCGGCCCCGCCAAAGATCAGCCAGCCACGTAATCAGCGCATCTTGGGCAATCGTCCGCATTTTGAGCTGCAACAGCTCGTGCTCTTGTGGTGTCATGGAGTGCTTTTGAGTGTGAAGGTGTGATGGATTTAAATAGCCAGAGTGCTACCTCGGCCTGCGGTACTTACGGTGCTCCACCATCGTGCCCACGATCCTGATGGGCTGCACATCTGAGCGCAGGGTAGGGTAGTCGTCGTTGAGCGGTACCAGCTCAAAAATCATGTTGCCCTGGGCATCCATGCCGCGCGGGCGGTATTTCTTGAACGTGGCCTCCTGTTCGCCATTCTTGGCGGCCACAAAGTCGCCAGGCTGAGGCGCCACCTCGGGGTCAATGATGACCCGATCCCCATCCTTGAATTCGGGCTCCATGCTGTTGCCGCGAATGTCCAAAGCGAATGAGCTGTCGGACAGATCAATATCTGTCAGCAGCCAGTCCCCCGCGTCCCCCGGTTGAAAGCTATCCACGATTTCCGCCCACATCCCCGCCTGAATACTTGTTATGACTGGCACACGCCTGCCGCCCATTGGCGCAGGGGCCACGTTTGAGGCTGCAGCAGCCTGGACTCCGAGCGCGGGCATGGGATAGCCGGTCGCCAGAGAAATGGCCGCAATTTGGTCAATGCTGGGGGTGTGCTTGCCTGTCTCCCAGTGACCAATGTTCCCCTTTGTGCGGCCCACCACATCACCGAGCTGTGTTTGGTTCCAGCCCTTTAGCTGCCTGGCGGCCTTGATCCAGTCTTTGATTTCCATTTTGCTGATCGTATAGATGCTCTATACAAATAGGGCTAGAAGTGCTTGCCTTTAATGGATAGAAATGCTAGTCTTGGGGCTATGCAACATCCAATTGAAAAAGCAGCGGGCATCGTGGGGTCGCAAAGCGCTCTCGCTGTCGCGCTCGGCGTAACGAAAGCCGCCGTTTGGCAGTGGAAGGATCCCGCTAGGCAAGTGCCTGCGGAACATTGCCCCGTCATCGAGCGCATCACGGACGGGAAGGTCCGTTGCGAAGAACTGCGCCCAGACGTGGATTGGGGCTACCTGCGAAGCGCAGTCCCTACTGCGCCTGCCCACCCTCCTGCAGCTTCCGCAGCCGCTCCCGCAGAGCCGCAACCCGTCGCGCCATAACCCGCCGCGCATTTCCAGATTCCTTTTGCTCAGGCCGCGCAACGTCGCCACGTTCACCGGGTTTGGGCTTTGACACAGAGAGGTGCACATGCACGACAACCAACTCACGGACGCAGAGCGTGAAGCCGCAGCCCAGATCCAGTGTTTGCTGGCGCAGTTCAGCCCAGAGCAGGCTGAGCGAATCCTGGCCCACGTCCATCACCAGGCAGACGCGCGCAATCAGCCAACGTTCTCGCGCGGTCGTCCCATCGGCCCCAATGGCGTGCTGGACGATCAACTCAAAACCTGGGTGGACGCAGAAACAGGCGGCCTGCTGCGCCGTCAGCTGCGCATTGCCAACCAGGAGGTTTCCGGCTTCCTGCGCGACTGTGCCTACGCGAAGGTTTACGGCAAGACCTATTCGATGATTTGTGCGGAGAGGATGTTGCATGAAGCCAATGCTATGGCTGCGCTGTGCGCTTTGACAGGGCCTTTTCAGGGCCGGGAAGTGGGAGGTGCCCACCATGGCTGACCAGCTCACAAAGCTCACGCCCGACCTGCTGGCCCAGCGCGCCAGCGATGCCGCAGAGCAGCACATCCCACTTTCAGAGTGCAACCACTACGAGAAGGGCTCGGAGTTGTGGCACCAGTTCAACGCTGCCTACCGCACGCGCGAAGCGGTGATTCACGCAGCCCGCCGCGATGAAGCCAAGCGCGAGGTGGTCACATGCTGAGCCTCCCATTGAACGCTTTTCAAAGCGTGCGCCCCCGTGGCCCAGATTTGGGAACGCCCGCCGCCGCACCCCGCAAGACAAACCAGAGCAAGGCCCCAGCCCAGGGCAACGTGCACATGGCGCTGGACAGCAAGGGCCGTCGCACGGTGCCGGTTGATCCACGTCCCAGCGGAATCACCATCGAAAGCCGCGAACAGAAGCTGGCCAGCGAGGCCAAGACGGCACGCATTGCCAAAGGGGTTCTGAAATGAGCGACCTCCGCAAGCTGACTGACAACGTTTGGTCATTTCTCAACGACACATCCGCCCGTATTGGCCGCATGCATGCCGAGCGGTTCTCTCAGGACGCCTTTGTCTCTTGTATCGAGGGGCCTGAATCACCGATTGAGGACTTGTTCTTGATTGCCGTGCACGCGCAGTGCCAAGCCGAATACATCGAGGTTAATCGTGGGCCAACGCTCTACCAGGACGGCGGCCCGGCCATGCACGACGGGATCTATGTGCGTCCGCAGGTCGCGATTGGCGGCTTCCGCGTTGACTTTGTACTGAGCCAAATTGGCATTGGCCCGGAAGAATTTTTGCGCCCGATTGTTGTAGAGCTCGACGGCCACGCCTTTCATGACAAAGACAAAAAGCAGCGCGCCTACGAGAAGGCGCGTGACCGCTTCCTGGTGAAACAGGGCTTCCGCGTCCTGCATTTCACTGGTAGCGAGGTGGTAGCGGACCCCCACAAGGTTGCCTATGAAGCCCTAGAGATGCTGGGCGTTTACTCCGGTTCGTGCCGCAAGTACGACCCGATGGACCCGCTCGGGACAGGGGAGTAGGCGTTGAACTTCTACAAGCGATTTCCTGCTGACTATGGGCGTAAAACCGCCCGCCTGACCTTGGCACAGCATGGCGCTTACACGCTGCTGCTGGACGAGGTGTATTCCACTGAGGCGCCTCTGCCTGCCGCCTTTGACGAGCTTTACCGGATCTGCCGCGCCATGTCTAAGCAGGAGCAGGAGGCCGTGCGCACCGTGGCTGAACTGTTTTTCCCCATCTGCTCCGATGGCATGCGCCGCAACCCACGGGCAACCGAGGAAATAACCGATGCGGCACCCGCCATAGAAGCCGCTAGGTTGAATGGGAAAAAGGGTGGACGGCCCAAAAAAGAAACCCAAGAAAAACCCAGTGGGTTTTCTGAGGGTATCCAAGAAGCAACCCAAAGTGAACCCAGATCGAAAGCTCCTCATAGCTCAGATAACTGTTCTTCACTACGTTCAGAACAGTCATGTGCCAAGCCGAGCGGATACAGCACCGATTTCGAGCTGGCCTGGATGGCCTACCCAAGCCGCACCGGGCACTCGAAGGCCGAGGCGTTCAAGGCATGGAAGGCACGGATTGCCGATGGCGAGGCCGTGGAAACCATCCTGCAGGGGATCAACCGCTACGCCGCGTACTGCGAGGCAAACCACACCGAGCCGCGCTTCGTGAAGCATGCAGCCACGTTCTTCGGCCCTGACCGGCACTACTTGAACGACTGGACTGTGCAGCCCCGTCAAGCCGCCGCGACTGGCTTCCAAGCTGGCGGCGCTCCCCGCTACGCAGCAGCCGCAGCCACGATTTATGAGGGAGTCAACCTGTGAACGATGTAGCAACATTGGCCCAAGAGGCCATTCACGAAACGGTCAACCATCCACGCCAAAAGCGCGAGGCATCGACCACGGTGCGCAAGCTGTTTGTCCTACTGCACGGCTCCTACGGAAATCTGTTCCTGTCGAAGTACGCCACCGGAGAAAAGAGCGAGGCTGGGGGTGACAAAGGTGTAGCCGCTGCCATGCTGGTCTGGGACGCTGCCTTGTCGAAGTTCGCGCCCGATGTGATCGAGGCTGCAGCCAAACGGCTGATGACTGAATCGCCAGAGTTCGCGCCAAACCTGCCTCAGCTGGAGAAAGTTTGCGCCGCCATCACGCCACGTAAAACTTACGCCGAAGAAGCCGGGTTGCCGCGCCTGCCTGCTCCCGCGCCAGCAGAGCCCGTGAAAGTGAGTTTTGAAATGCACGGTGATGGCAGGGACTGGGCGCGCCGAATCATGGCCAGGTCCGAAGCGGGCGACAAGATTCGACCCTACACGCTGACCTGCGCACGCCAGGC